ATAAGATGTTATATAAATCTTCATTAGTAATAATTTGCAATTCTATTATGCTCCAAAGGTTCATCTTCTTCATCTGAATGAACAGATATAAAACCACCTTGTCTATATCTTAACAGAGCTTGCGTACTGCTATCAACTAAATCATCATGTTCCATATTAGGAAAGCCAGCAAACTCTTCAATAACTTCTTCAGCCCATCTGGTTTCTGGTGCCCAGATTACGCCCGATGCGAATAAGTCAGATACCGCATTCACTCTTGATATTTTGTCATTACCTCTGCTTGGGGTATATTCTTGAACTGGAATACCCATTTGCCTTAATTCAAAAATTAATGGCATCCCTGCCGCCTTTGCCTCCACAATAAAAGCTTCTGGCTGATATTGTTTGTATTTCTCCATAGCTCTTACTTTAAGCTCTGGAAATTCTAATCTTTCTTTATACGCATCCAATAAAATTAAATTTGGTGCGAACTTCCCTTCGTGTTGATCTTCAATATAAAACACACCCCATGTCGTACAAGCTGAATAGTCAGCCCTTTGATTCTTCATAAAGGCTGTGTCCCAGGATTGAATAATAAACTCACACTTAGGCGGGCTTATTCCTTCCCATGTTTTCCACCATTCTCGTTTGACCAACGCACCTTCTTCTGAGGTTGGGTCTTGCTGATACTGAGCCATCCACTTACTATTGGGTAACTCTGCTCTAAGCGCAGTTAATTCTTCTAAACTCCAGAATTGTGACCATAATGGGTTTCCAGAGGGTAAAATAGCGGGTAATTCAATAACTTCCCACTGATCTGCACCACCTCTTTTTATACTAGCATCTACTACTTGACCCGTTAGGTCTTTGTTATGCCACCTTGTCATCACTACTACGATAGCCCCATTAGGCTGTAAACGCTGTCGTGGACCTGAGGTATACCACTCATAAGCCTTATTAAAGATATTTATGTCTGCACTAGCGCCTTCTTGTTCTGAATGTGGGTCATCAATGACCAATAGGTCGGCACCTTTACCTGTAACCGCACCACCAACACCTATCGCGAAGTATTCTCCGCCTTTGTTGGTATTCCAACGTCCTGCCGCTTTGCTATCTGCTTGCAGACTGACATCAGGGAATATCTCTTTAAAGTCTTTGCTATTAACCAGGTTTCTAACCTTTCTGCCAAAGCCTACTGCTAATTCCGCAGTATGCGCTGTCTGAATGATCTTCTTATCTGGGTATTTACCGAGAAACCATGCGGGTAATAAGTAAGAAGCGAACTCTGATTTAGTATGTCGAGGAGGCATATTGATGATTAAACGCTTTAATTCACCATTAGCGACTCGTTCAAACGCTTCTGACATGATCTCATGGTGTTTCCCATGAATAAATGCTGACCACATCTCTGTGACAAAAGGCATGAAGTTGTTATTACACTTCTCCCTAGATTGAGACTTTTCGTATTCCTCAATTAAGTCTATAAATTCCTGTTTCTGACTACTAGGCAGACTTTGTATTTGTTTAAGTAAATTTTTATTCATAAGGTATATACCTAATAAGTAGATACTTCCTTTTAAAAAAACTTATTAAGTATACATAGGTAGGCACTTACTAAGTACATACTATGTATTAAGTAGATATAGAGTATATCTACCTCTGGATTTTATCATTTTGCACGACTTCACAGAAAAATCAACCTAAAAATCAAAATAAATTGAAAATATATTATAGGGGGGTGCATGGGACCCATAGGCTTTTCTATAAAAAACATATATTGAGCTTACTATAATTGCTATCATTTTGCAATATATAGGGGGGGGGTACATAAAAACTACTCATATCCTGAGCAAAACACTATGTATATATGATCGTCAGGTACTCGCTCACACACAAGGGGGGTGGGGGGTTAGCCCGGAGAAGTTGGGGGTTTATATATTAGGGGGGGTCGCTTGTGTGCGTGTGTGTATGTGGAGCTGAGATATATTATTAACTGGTCAAGCGTTTACCAGTGAGTGGAGCTGTGACTACTCGTTGGACTCTGCTAGTAACTGCTCTAACTTGGTCTCGATGTCTCTCTCGATCTCGTCAGTGTCGCGTGCCTTGCGTTCTTCATGCACGTCAGTAAAGAGTGCCACTGACTTTCCTAGTAGCTCTAACGCTCTTACTCTAGTTGCATCACTGTCGCTGTCCTTGCTCTCTTTGTAGAGGCTTTCAATAACGTAGTTCCTTGTTCGTAGGCTAGACGCTATTAATCCACTCTCTTTACGCTCTAAAGCCCTCTGTATGCTTAGTGATATCTTAGGGCTAGCAACTAACTTGCTCGCCTCTACTTCGCACCATTTAGGTATCTTGCCTTGCTTGGTTAGCTGAACATCGTAGACATGAGCATAAGCCTCCTTGTAACTTCCTAACTTGCCCTTCACTATCTCTCGGACAAATGCCCTCTGCTTTATAGTGAGGTCGGGTTCTTTGGCGACTAATTTCAGGTCGGGTTTTTTCTTATCGGTCATGCTATCTATTATTAACTAATAACCTGTTTAATGTAATGCTCACAATCTGCTAGCTATTTTGTTGTGTTAGATGGTGTGCTGTGGTTTAATACAAATACCAGTATTTTTATTTCTACTGGTTGCGGATGAGCCAATAACTAAACTCCTCCAATACGTTGTCCTAGAAGTAAGCTTGGATGTCGATGCGTAAGCAAGCACCAGGCTAAATCCACAACGCTAAATAAAGTGGCTAGTAGAGTAGAGAGGCTTTAGCCTTGTTGGTGACAGCAACAAGAGGACAAGACCAAGACTATCGAAAGCTCTTAGGGAATTTGCGTGCGTGCAGTTTGCTAGTATTTATATTAGTGGGTTGTTCTGATTGAAGAATAAAAGAACGCTCAATTTGAAACTAAGAGGACTCCCTCCAGAGTCCACGAATTAACGTGTATGAAGAGCATCCTTTCTTGGGTGCAGAAACTCAAAACAATTGGAGGATTTATTATGAGTGCATTTTTAGTAAATGAAAAACATATCGCTGAACTGGTGAAGGGTTATTTTAAACATGAGTTATACAATAGTATAACTTGGGTTAATCCCTCAACTGGTGAAGAGATAGACATAGCCAAAAGAAAATTTGAAAGTGAGCCTTTAGCGGTTGCCTTCTTTTTAGCTTGGGCGAATGTCGAAAGCCTAAAAGCAAGATATGGTGAGAAGTCAGTGATGACAGATTTTAGTGTTAGCGATTACTGCGCTAGTGTTGTGCAAGCAACGCGAAACAATAACAACGCTGATCTGAGTCTGGCTGAACTGATTAAGATGTGCGACTGTCTTAATTATCAATCTTGTGAAGTAGAGGGCTATAACAATTCTGACCAGTATCACATACTGAAAAGAATCAAAGATTCCTTTGTCTATAAGTTAGTAGATCAATCTCTCAATCAAGATGATGTGCAATGGGAATATGTCGCTTAACCAACTGAAGAGCCTATGAGATTTAGGCGAAACTAGAACATCTTAAAAGGATGTTGGATATTACAATTCAATCCAATTTCGTTGAGATTGTTGAAGGGTGTTCTAGTCTTGGTGCTAGCAATTCTGCTAGCGATCTAACTTGAACATATTTCGGAGGAAAATTATGAAACCAAGTAAAGCATTACAGATTATTAAATCTGTACTAAAAGGTGGCAACGCTCCTTTTTTGTTAGGTGGAACTGGTATTGGTAAGTCAGCGATTATTCGTGAACTTGCAGATATTCTAGCTGATGGAAGAGAGATAGTTATAGACACAATTAGACCAACTAAAAAGCAATATGGATTTATTGATTTTAGGTTGTCTTTATATGAGTCTGTTGATCTCGGAGGGTTGCCATATATTGATGATGAAGGCGGTCAAAAAAGAGCCTTTTTAGGCAACTTACCAATAGAGGGTGAGGGTCTATTGTTCTTTGATGAATACGCACAAGCCCATCCATCTGTGCAAGCAGTAGTAGGTCAATTGATCTATGAGAAACGATTAGGCGAGTACGCTATGCCTAAGGGTTGGAAAATCTGCTGTGCTGGAAACAGGTCAACGGATAGGGCTGGGTCTAACAAACTTCCCTCTCATGTTATCGGTAGGACTTCCTTGATTAACTTCGAGCATGACACTAACGATTGGCTAGCGTGGGCGGTTAAAAATGACGTTCAGACAGATATTCTAGGATTTATCCA